CTGAATTAATAGCTATCCAAGCCAATAACACAATTTTGACGACGACTGATATTATTGAAGAAACTCCTGTGATCAATACAGCCCCCGATGAAGACTTACCGCAACAAGTATTTTCCGATACCCCTGGAAAATACCCCCACTTGACAAACCGCTGGCAAAAATTTCGCACAATTCAACTTAATCAAACTATTCGCAAAAACACAATTTTAGGTTTTATTCACTTACCAATTGACTTCATTATTTCTCAATGGAAAAGCCCCGCTTGTGAACCCTTCCGGTCGCATGATTTTTTCAAAGGTGGTATGCATTTTAGAGCTCAAACTAATATCCCTAAAACTAATCAATTTTATTTAGCATTTGGTAAGGTTTATCATTACTTAGAAAGAGATCGACGCGCAGAATTAGTAAATGTTCATACACTTAGTCAACAGTCAGGATGTCGTATCAACGGATGCATTGCAAGCTCTTGCGAACAATACATTCCGTATGCTTCATATTTATCTTTGCTTTCAGTCTATCCAAATTCACAATCACTCAATGCTTATTACGTAACAATTCCAATCATTGCAATAGTAGATTTCGAAGTTTCAACTGGTGGTGTCTCAAACGCAGAATTAAATCTTTTTATTAAGTTCGGTGAAGATCTAGAATTTCATGGTCAAAGAGCAATTAATGACACTCCTCCCACTTTCACATTTCCCGCCTACCCAACCCAAAATCAGCTTTCATTCCAGTCTTATTTAGATGAAGTCCTCAACTCACCAATCTCGGAGGACGACATGCCAAAAGAATTAGAAATTACTCCATCCATGTTTTCAGCAGTAGCAGCAACAACAATAGTTAGAGCAAAAGATGATCTTAAAGCAGAAGGACGTGGAATGTCAAATAGAATAGTATCTCGTGTAAATGATAAAGCTCGCGACACCATCCGTGGCGCGACAAAGAAAGTTCTTGGCCGTAGTGAGCAATTCGTTTCAGGTTTTCTCTCAAAACGCTCTTCAAATCGTGATAAACCTTGTGATTTCAAGAACAATTCCCTTCATCAAAGAACAGTTACCAACATGTCATGTGGTTCTGGTCTTTTCGAAGGTGAATGTTTTAGATTGCAACAAGGCGGTTCAACTCCACATCCAACATTTTTCTCAGGAGTTGAAGATTACGATAGTCTCAAAGCATTAGCAGCTATTCCAGGTTTTATTAATTCAATTAAAATTAATCTCTCAGACGCTTCAGGAACTTTACTTGCAACAATGAGGCCTCTTCCAGGCAGTTATAATCCAATTCAAGGCAGTAGTTTAAATTACCCAGCAGGAATAGATAATTGGGCACCTTGTGATCATGTAGCAGGGTGGTTTTATAATTCACAATGTAAATTAACTTTTGATTTCGAAGCAGCAATAGATGGTTTTAAGACAGCCAGAATTTTAGTAGCTTATCATCCCACAAAGTCATCCATCACTCTTGAAGAAGCAACACAGACAAATCACGAAATTTTCGACATCGGCGCAAATTTAGAATCACCAACTAATTTCAGATTTAAGACCCCATACATCTCTTTAACTCCGAATTATGCTAATCGTCGCGAAAATGGTTCATTTAATGAATTAGGTTTTGTCTTTGTTTTTGTTGAAAATCGCATCTCATGCCCAGAAAATTTAGTTCCCAGCTTTGATTTACTTGTCTTTAAAAGTATTGAACCTCAAGATTTTAACTTCACAGTTCCACGACCAAATACTTCATTAGCACGCGCAAGCTCATCAGGTCTTCCACCTGACACACAGCCTCCTCTCGTTGTTTGGACTCGCCGAACAACAAATTTCATCTTTTCTCAATGGACTGACACTAATAATTTCACTCGTAGTTGTGTTCTCAATGTCACTGCGCCAAATGGTAGTAGTATCGCCAACGCCGTATTGCTCCACAATGTAACATTAAATCTTAGTTTCACGAATTCAACTAGATTCCGTTCAATTAATAATACTACACTTTCTTCATTCGATCCAATTAGAGTAGCAGTAGTTCAAAACTTTGGTGGCATCTTTATCATAGTAACGTACGATGCCGGAAACGAATCAATTAATATTCCAATAACAGATCAAAATTTCACATATGGTTACATTTTTGAAACAGTTGGGCCTCCCCCAGGTGTTGCTTTGGCTTTACCACCCGCTATTGCAGGAGAAAATTTTGTAACTCCATCCATGAATTCTCTTGAAGTTGATAATAATATTGAAACTGTTGATGCAGCGATGCATGGTGAAGAACAGACTCACCTTTATGAAAATCTCAGACGTTTCGAATATTATCATGAAATCTCAGTAACAGCACCAACAAGTAGAGCATCAAAAACCCGAGTTTTAAGTTTTCCATTAAATACAGGCTTCTCCTTAAATCGCGACAACTTGACAGAATGGCAAAGACAAAGTAAAATAGTTCACATTTCAGACGCTTTTCGTTTCTTCCGAGGCTCTACTCGGTATATCTTCTCAATCGTTTCAGATAATGGTGGCACTTTCGCAATTTATCATGAACCTCAAATTCAAATCTATCCACTCACACCAACTCTTCAACGTGCTCAAATTCCCTTCAGGAGTAATGGTTTAGGTGTTACAATAATCTCTCTTCAGCAAAACAACGTAATGGCCTTTGAAATTCCCTTCTATGTCCCAGTAAATTGCATCTTAAATGCAAGTTACCAATCAAATAAGTTTTTGACTAACGTAAGTTCAGGTTTAGGTAAATTAGAATTCTATTGGACTGGTCCTCAATCAACAATAGATTTTGCAGCTTATCGCGCTCTTGGCGATGACGCTGGTTTTTCAATGTTTAATGGTTTCCCCCTCAGGGAAGCCCAAGCTGTAGCCGCAGAAACTCCATTTTTGACGCCCTCAATGTTTAGAGGTCCCACTGATAAATTAGAACAAACACTCGACAGTATTCACTCAGCAGCAAACGGCTTCACCGAAACAAACGCAGCCCTTCAGGATTTTCTTAAGTCTATGCGTTCTGATGGTAAGCCTTATAAGTTAGCAGCTTCTTTGGTAACCCACATTGCGCATATTTTCAATAACCCAACACTTTCAACATTTTTAATTTCAGTTTGTGGAATCTTTTCTCAAATAGGTTTTCTTTTCGACCCAGTAATTAGTAAAATTCATGATAGTTTAACTTACATTTACGAATCAATGACTAGAATCACTCCATCTAATACTTCAAATTCTGGTTTCACAACTTTAGCTTCAACACTCGTAACTTCAATTGCAACATTTTTCTCAATTCCAAAGTCAAAAATGAGTGATATGTCCGAAATGGAAAAAATGGCTCGATTCACAATCTCAGGCGCGACAATTTATCAAAGAATTTTTAATTTCATTCAATCTTTAATTAATTTTGTTCAAAATGTCACAACAAAAATTGTCCGCAAATTTTTCCCCGAAAGTAAACTCCTCTCTTGGCTCGAAGACGACACAATCTCAGTTTGGATTAACCGCTCAAACAAGATCACAGACATCACAAATTTCCGTAAAATTCGTGGAAATCGTGAAGTCTCTGGTCTTGTTTATAAGCTAGTTAAACAAGGTGAAAAGTTTGCTATTGATCTTGCCAAAACAGCAAGTGATAGCAGACTTTCTATCTTAGTTAACAGAACGCTTATGGATCTCAAACAAACTCGATCCCAGATTGGAGTATTCGCTCATGTTCCTAAAGTAAAGTACGACCCATTTTGTTTTTATATTGCAGGAAAAGGAACACAAATCGGCAAATCACACATGTTAAATGAGTTGTGTGATGATATAATTGACCTCGCTCCGTGGGACGTTGTGAATCGCTCTGATTGCAAATTCATCGTCCCCGCCTCTGACAAATACTGGACGAACTATAAAGAACAAGAAGTAGTTATTTTCGATGACTTCAATAGGACAACTCCATCTGAAGTCTCCGAAAGTGACTGCGCCTTGCTCACTAGTTTGAAAGGTGCCGCAGCTTTTCAAGTTCCAAAAGCTTTCGACGACAAAGGAACTTACAGTGTTGCACGCTTGGTGGCATGTGCATCCAATTTCGATTACCCCACCCACAATGGTATTTTGCAATCAATTGTTTGGTCCAGAAGAAATGTACTTTATAAAGTTACCGCTGATTTAAATATTTATAAATCATGTGCCTTTTGTGAAGTATTTTCTTTTGGGTGTGCAAAATGCCTCGACGCAAACCCCACGGACGCATACATTGAAAGAAAACATCTAACTTTCTATAAAATGTGTCCGAACCGCTCAAGTACCCGGCAAGACGAAATGACATTCGAACAAATGCGCCTTGATCTCTTGGACAATGCAAAATCTTATTTTGCACAAGAGAACGAGAGGTATTACCGTGAGATTGTCGCAAGGCAGCTTAGGGACCCTGAATTTGAGAACAGCAGAGTCCCGGAATTCGTTGGTAAAGACTTCGACCAGATGGTTTCTGAAGAAGAGTTCCAGAAGGTTTTAGCTGACATTGAAGCGAGTATACAACCCAGTATGTTTCGCTCAGTTAGCAAGGCCGCTGAAATTTTATTTAGAAATAAACCAGAAAGACGACGTTACAATTGTGCCCACGAGGTTTTGAGAGATGAATTTCATTTCCCAATAGTCAATAACACTGAAGTCTCTTGGGACTTCGATGGATATCCAAATGTTTCTGACACACCTTGTTCGCAAACTTGTAATTGGATGATTGAAAGAATTTCATACTACAAGCGCTTTCATGAAGTGCTTAAGGATGTGAATCTTTGTAGAGATGTTAGTTTTAAACAAAGAGCAGAATATCTCAGAATCATCCCCGCAATCTACCTGGATGAAAATGTTGAAGTAGTTGTTGATGAAGCAAGTGTCTGCATTAAGCAAGCTGTTGCAAAAACCAGTTGGTTTTCACAACACCAAGCTTTAGTAGCAGGATTGGGAGTTCTCAGTGCAATTGTCGGAATTGTTATTATATGTACTCAAATGATGAAAAATCGTAGGAAGAAAGAAGCAGAAAAATGGGTTGAAGATTCAATTGAAGACAGTAAAATAACAATAACGGAACCAAGCGCAGAGATGAATGAATTTAGTTTATCACAACCTAAAATCATCCAAAGCGATTACCAAATTCATATTGCTAAGGAACATTGTGATAAAAATACTGTACGAAATCTAACTTTAGGACGGTCAGTAATTGAAAAACACATTCAAGAACTGGCTAACGACGGTTTGACTCCATCAGGAATAGTTCATCCATCTCTCTTCGCTAGTGCAGATGTTAAAACGAAATTTTCAAGGAAGATGAAAACAAGCAAGGCAGGAAGCGCAAAATTCGAGAAAGCACCTGTTAAACCTTCTGGTGAAGATGAATTTAAGAACGCACTCCAGCGTTATAGTAATTCGCTCATCGAGGTGGCAACATATGATGAAGCTTACATTTCTCGAGCATTTTGCTTATCTGGGACAACATTCTTAACCCAGTTACACTCGCTTAGCACGATTTTGTCAATCACATTGAAAAAGATGCGACAACACTACACTAATTGCACAAAACATGGCAGCCCAGCTTGCGCTGACTGTGCTAAAGAAGCATACACACTTTTCCCAATTGTTATTTTGAAACGCTTTAATGGAAAATACGAACGAAAGAAAATTCCATTGGATAAGTTCTATGATAAGAATCAGGAATTGATTGTGGATACTAACGGATCAGATATTGTTCTTTTCAATCTTGAGTTGAATGATTTCTCTTGCAAAAGTTTGAAGCCAACACTCATTGCTTCAGAAAATTCGTATGTTGACACTAACAATTTCTACATCATGGACCCCTCCACAGAAAAACGTGAGGAAAGATTCTTTAAAGCAGAAAATGTCAAAGTAGAAAATTGTGTTTATTCTTATTCAGCAGCCGACGTTGTTACTTGGTCAGAAGAAGGGCTAAAAGTTCAAGTGTTACTCAATGGTTACTCCTGCAAAAATCCAGGACAAGATTTCTCTTCTTCTTGTGGTTCAATTTTAATCGATAGAAGCACATCAAAAGTAATTGGAGTCTTATCCGCCAGTACTCAGAAAAACTTGTATTTTAACGCACTCACCCAAGCGCAATTTAGTGAAGTTGGTTTAGTAGAGATTGTCGATCTCTCAGAAACAAATAAAACTAAACTGTCCGGGGTTAAAATAGAAGGATTACCTGAAAACATCACTGTTTATGGAGCAGCTAAAAATAGTAGCATGATGACACTATACCATTCAACAAAAACTCAGATCAGGAAAAGCGTCTGTCATGAACGCTTTGGTGAAGTTCAACGGTCTCCCGCAATCATTTCAACTGATGGCGATAAAGGCCAAAACACTCTAATTCAGGGAATGAAAAACTTTGTCCCACATGAAAGTTTTCCAAAAGAAGATATCCGAATTGCAACCGAAGATGTCACTAACATGGTTTTAACTCATTGTATAAGTGATATGGACGTAGCATCAAAGAGATCATTGCGGGAAGCAATCATAGGAATACCTGGAAAAGTTGTTGGCTTGACTATGAACACAAGTCCTGGAGTGCCATGGGTTTGGAGTGCAAAAACAAAATCCAAGAAAGACATTATTGATATTGATTATGATGTTGGCGACGTTACCGTTGACCCTCGTCTTTTAACATTACTTGATGAAGAAGAAAATGCAATGGCCAGTGGTGTTGCGCCACTAACCATTTTTCAAGTAACACACAAGGATGAGAGACTACCACCGAATAAAGTCAATAAACCAAGGTTAATTCAAGGTAGCCCACTAACACTCACTATCTCCTCAAGAAAGTTTTTAATGGATTTTAATTATGCTTTCCAAAACTCAAGGCTTGATTTAGAACATGCTGTAGGCATCAACCCAGAATCACTTGATTGGGATACGCTTGCGAAAAAGTTAACTGAACATTCTCCTTACATTTGTACGGGAGATTTTAGTAAATTTGGACCTCGTCTTCTCACTGACTTCGTACATGCAACATACAAGGTAAGGAACAGTTGGTATAACCAGTTTGACTGCCCGAAAGAACATCAAACGACTAGAACAATGCTTGGCTATAGAGTTACCGACTCTTTCAATATGGCCTATAATCGCGTTTTCAAAGTTAGGTGTGGCAGCCCTTCTGGTGATATCAACACAGTACAAACTAACAGTATTTGCAATATGTTGTATTTCAGGTGTGCCTGGATTGGCATTATGCGTGATCTTAAACCTGAGCTCACAGGACTTCACCACTTCAAGGATCTTGTTGTTTTTTATTGTTATGGCGACGATGTAATCTTCTCTGTTCACCCTTCAGTAATTGAATTATTTAACAACGAAACAATTTCGAGGTATTTCGAAAAGTTTGGAGTTTCATATACTGATGTGAATAAGGACGGTTCCGTCCGAAAACATTGTTCGATAGAAGAAGCGACATTCTTGAAGAAGGGATTTTCAAAATTCACCGACACACCAATCCCCGGTGGAGTTTGGATATGCGTACCGCCCTTAAGCGATATTTTAGACACAACAAATTGGGTGCGCAAAACAAAAGGGGTTTCTGACACAACCTTTATCTCAGAAAATGAAATACAAGCGGCAGTTGTTAATTGCGAAGACGCCGTGCGAAAATCTTGGTTTCATGGACGATCTTATTTCGATAAGTTACAGGCAGATATAAGGGACTTTTGGAAATCCTTTGGTGGCACGATCAAGCCACGGAACTTCACTTTTGAGGGATTGCAAATCGATTATGGAATACCAACTTTCCAAGGTGTCGATTTTCAAGACCTCCAAAATGATTTCCTTTTAAATGATCAATTATTAGATCCTACTTGGCGAGCCTCTCATTGCGACGGATAACCACAAGTAGCACTAATCGATAGTACATTTGTTCTTAATTCTTATAATTATTAGCATCTTGTAGAGAC